TTAAACCCGGTTGACGCCGGGTTTTTTCTTGCGCTATAGTATGCGATATATCTTATACACTACGGAGGGCAAACCATGTTAAAGACTGTTGAACTAAGCCGCGCCAAAAAAACAAAGGGCATTGCGGTAACATATAGAGCGGGCACCGGGGAGAAATACGGGACCTGCCCGACCACTTGCAAAATGAATTGCAGCGGCAAAGGCACCGAAAAGATAGACGCCGATTATCTTGACGCGTTGCTAAATGCAAAACCGGCCAAGGGCGTTTCATTTACTTATTCGCATTTTGATCCAAACGTTTTTGATTGGGGCCGTAAATTGCGGGCAGATAAAACCGTCATCAATTACAGCACCGAAAACTTAGGCGCGGCAGCCGCGTCGATTCATAACGGCGTCCCGTCCGTCGCGGTGGTAAGTGAGCAATCATGGCAGGGAAAGAAAACGCAACCGGCCCCGCATGATATTAACGTCGTGCGGTGTCCTGCGGAAATCCGGGACATTTCCTGCGCGGATTGTGGAAACGGTGATCCGCTTTGCGCCCGATTAGATCGCAATTTTATTATTGGATTTACTGCGCATGGCCCCAGCAAAAGAAAAGCCGCGGATTTAAACGTGAAAGGCGGATGCTATGCGGACGCCGGTAATTGCCGGATATGGTGGGATGATACTGCAAACGGTGCGCAGCCGGATGAAACCGACGGGGAAAAGCTTGTGCGGTTTGTTAAAGGCCTGCCGCCGCGGTCTATTGTGCGGCACCATGTGGCGGGTGATATCGGGGCCGAATAACTTTTTATAAAATAAGGCTTGCAATTATATGCAAGTTTATGCGAGATTATAGGAGCGGGCCGGGCAATGGCTCGCTTCTTTTAACTTTTACGGAGTAAAAAACATGACTTACACTACAAACGCATTTGCGCACGGTATTGGAAACAGTGCAGTTTCATCACAATGGTTTAACCGCCCCGACGATCAAAAGTTTTTGACGCTGGATGATATGCTGGCGCACAAAAAGATTGATTCGCAGCGCATGACAAGCCGCACCGTTGACACTCACAAGGTGAAGATCATTGGAGACTTTGACGAAGAAAACCCCAGCCGGGGAAATATCTTTGTTGAATATACGGATGACAATCGCCGCGAGCATAATAACACCCCCACCAATTGGAGTTTTGGCCAGCTATCACAATTAGCAGGCGCACCCGCGGGATATCTGCGCGACTTGCCCGCACCTATTGCGGCGGACTGTATCCAATGGGGTTTGAAGTATAACCGGGGCAAAGAACTAATTAAGGTTTACGGGCATCAGGCGCAGGGCGGAGAATTGCGAGCCGCAACCGGTCCGGATTATGGCCGCATCTTTGATTGGGAAATATTAGAGCCCATTAAAAACTTGATTGATGAAAGTGGCGGACGCTGGAAAGTGCCCGGGATGATGACCGGCAGCCGCAACGGCATGGCCGTTTATGATCCAGAGGTCCCCGTCACTATGGACACGACAACCCTTTTCGCGTCGGATCGTGATGTTTTTGTTTTCCTTGTTGATGACCGCAACCCGATTGAAGTGGGCAAGCTTCCAAATGGTGAGCCCGATTTGATGTTTCGCGGGTTTTATGCGTGGAACAGTGAAACCGGCAGCAAAACCGCCGGGATCGCTGCGATGTATCTGCGCGGCGTTTGTATGAATCGGAATTTATGGGGCGTTGAAAACTTTCATGAGATTAAAATTCGTCATACTAAATTCGCGCCGGACCGGTTTGCAATGGAAGCCCGCCCCGCGTTGCAATCCTTTGCGAACGGTTCAACGCATTCCTTTGTTGAAGGGGTGCAAGCCGCCAAAGATGCCCGCATTGCTAAAACGGATGAGGATCGTTTGGAGTTCTTAACAAAACGCGCCGGGTTATCAGGACGCATGGCGCGAGCCGCAAACGCCCGCCACTTGACCGAAGAGGGCCGCCCAGTCGAAACCGTTTGGGATGCAGCGCAGGCGATAACCGCAATTGCCCGCGACGTTCCCCACCAAGACGCGAGGATCGAAGTTGAACGGAAGGCGGGCGCATTGCTGGACAAAGTGACCGCATAAACCGCCGCTATATAATAAGACCCGGGGCCGCCATTGTGCGGCCCTTTTTCGTGGGGGTTTACTTTTTGTTTAATTAGTCGCATATTATCCCACATGCGGCGGGCAAGCCGCGTTAACTTAACCTATGGAGTAAATAACATGCAGAATATTTTTGAAGTAAATTTCCGGGCGTCCGACATTCTTTTGGATCGCGTTTTAAACCCGGCCAAGGATCAAGACACCGGGCGCAACCGTCCCGAGGATTTAGTCGAAGCTTGCGGGATCATCCCCGACTTTTTCCTTGAGGCCTGCCACTTTGCAAAAGATAGCGAAACCGGTTTGACGCTAGACGGCGTTTGCGCCGGTATGGATAACGCTTATCAATACGGCGGGTTTGGTTCTTATCCTTGGACGGGATCGCTAGACCATAACGGCACTTATCACGCCGACAATACCGACATGAGCGACGATGCCCCACTTGCACCGCTGGCCCGGTTCGGTTTTGAAGGGCGGGTTTTCTGTTATGTTTATGATTACGGCGTGGCGGCGGTCCGCATCGGATTGGATGGGCCTTACAAAGTGGCCCGGTTTGATTAATCCCCGCGCTATATAATAAGACACCGGCCCGCCATTGTGCGGGCCTTTTTTGTGCCCCCTTTACTTTCTATTAAGTTAGCGCATATTATCGCATAGCGGCGGGCAAGCCGCGTTAACCCTTTTCTATGGAGTAGAAAACAATGATTGAACTAAAAACAAACCCCGACTATTTAACCCGCCTTGCATCCGACACGATTGAAGCGGGCCGGGATCAAACCGGTGCGGACATCAACGCCGCCGCCCATGACATTAAAAACCTGCGCGACTATGCGGAAGGGCTGGAACGTAACACCCAGCAAATGAGCGGTGAAATTCAAAGCATACGCACCCAGCGCGACGAAGCCGCCGCCGCCTTGCTGGCCATCATCCGCCCGGAATTGCAAAAGATGATTGAGCGGGAACTAAACGACGCGACGGCAATTGACGATTTAAACGCCCGTATGTCAGATCTTGATGACCGGCTAGAGCGCGTCGAAGACCCCGCCGACACAATCCGCGACGAAGTGCGGGACATGGTGCGAGATGGGGAAATCGTGGTTTCTGTCGATCTAGCTTAACCGCCTAGCAACCCCACCCACCCAGCGAGGGCCGCCATTGTGCGGCCCTTTTCTTTTGCGCAGGGTTAAACAGTGAAACAAGCCGGGCCAAGGCCCGAGGCCTGCCGCCCAAACGTACCGGGCCGCGATCCCCGGGCGCTGGACCGAGCGCAGCGGGCACCGATTAGCCGAGCGCAGCCGGTGAAAGTTAACGCGCAGCCGGTGCCAATTAACCGAGCCCACCGGGCAAAAGTTAACGCGCAGCCGTCCCCGGTCCGACATCAAAACCCGCGCAGCTGGACCCCGGACCACGGCCCGCGATCCCCGGCAATCCGCCCGGGTCCCCCGGATATCGGGTCAAAAACCACGGTTTTCGCGCCAAAAAACCAGCCCGAAACGCCCGGCCCGGGGTCTGCGTACCGAGGGCTAGGGCCATGTTTCTCACAAATATTCATTAGTTATTTCCAATGGGCCTTAACTGTCCTATAATAGCCCTTAATATCGCATATGTTTCACGTGAAACATTGGCCGTGAACTGCGTACCAAAAGTTAGATAGGGTCCCCCATGAATGTAGCCCAAAATTCCATGTTAGAAGACAAGAAGCTCAAGCTTGAATTGCGTTTGGCGCAGATCATGAAGAACGAGAAATGCCAAAATGATTTTTTAGTTTTTGTAAAAACAGTCTGGCCCGACTTTATCGCGGGCCGTCATCATAAGATCATTGCTGAGAAGCTGGAGCGCGTGGCCCGTGGTGAGTTGAAGCGTTTGATTATCAACATGGCACCGCGGCACACGAAGAGTGAGTTTGCGTCTTATTTGTTTCCGGCTTGGATGATGGGCCGTAATCCGAAAATGAAGATTATTCAGGCGACACACACGACTGAGTTGGCGGTTAACTTTGGTCGTAAGACGAAGAACTTGATTGAGAGTGATGATTTCAAGGATGTATTTCCGGGTGTGAACTTGGCTTCGGACAGTAAGGCGTCTGGTCGGTGGGACACGAGCAGTGGAGGGATGTATTACGCTGTTGGTGTTGGTTCGAACTTGGCGGGACGTGGTGGTGATTTAATTATCATTGACGATCCGCATTCGGAGCAGACTGCGATGAGCAACACGGGTTTTGACGACGCTTGGGATTGGTACACGGGTGGTCCACGGCAGCGTTTACAGCCGGGTGGTTCTATTGTTTTGGTTCAAACTCGGTGGTCTGAGAAGGACATGACGGGTCAATTGTTGCGAGCGCAAGCGAAGGACGGGTCTGCGGATCAGTGGGAAGTTGTTGAATTACCTGCAATATTTGAGGACGGCACATCTTGTTGGCCTGAGTTTTGGAGTTTGGAAGATTTGACCGCGGTCCGCGCATCTATTCCTCCGAGCAAGTGGAATGCGCAGTATCAGCAGAATCCGACGGGTGAGGAGAATGCGATTATCAAGCGCGAGTGGTGGCGTGTTTGGGATCAAGATAGGGTCCCCCAGCTAGAATATGTGATACAGAGTTATGATACTGCTTTTTCTAAGCGCGAGACTGCGGATTATTCTGCGATTACGACGTGGGGTGTATTTTATCCAAATGAGGGTGGTTCGGGTCCTAATTTAATTTTGTTAGATAGTAAGAAGGGTCGGTGGGATTTTCCGGAGTTAAAGCAGGAGGCTTTGGAGAACTTTCAGTTTTGGGAGCCTGACACGGTAATTATTGAGGCGAAGGCAAGTGGTTTGCCTTTGACTCAGGAGTTACGGAACATGGGCATTCCGGTGGTGAATTTTACGCCAAGTCGTGGTAATGACAAGGTAACTCGGGCGCATAGTATAGCGCCGTTGTTTGAAGCTGGCATGGTCTGGGCTCCTGACGAGATGTGGGCGGAGGAGTTAATTGAGGAGGTTGCTGCGTTTCCAAATGGGGAGCATGACGACTTGGTAGATAGTATGACACAGGCACTTATGCGCTATAGACAAGGTAATTTTGTACAATTACCAACAGATGACTGGGAAGATGAGGAAAACTCTGCTAGAGTGCGAATGTATTACTAGACGAAAGGCAGCTAGATGTATGGGACTGCGGTAAATCTCGGGGCGGGCGGCTTTGATGACGTGATGTATTTCGAAGAGGGCGGAAGCCCTATGTATTTGGATGACACGTTACGCGGCACGGCTCCCGGCGCACAAAGTCCTATGCCACAATTTGCACCGTTGCGGGGCCCCGTGGGCGACGATGAGCCTGTAATGTCTGAAGAAGAGCTTGCTGAGTTCGAAGATCAGAAGGGTCTAGGGTCCCTTATCATGGATAAAATTCGTGGTAAGGATGTAACGGACGGCATTCGCGAGTCTGGTCGTATTGGCGGCACCTCCCCTGAATTTATGGAAACTTTAATTGACGAGTACGGCTATCCGAGTGTTTTTGACGAGGAAACGGGTGAGCGGGTGATACCCACTGATTTGGATTATTCTGAAGAAGTCCGTCATGCGCGGCCCGAGGACCGTCGTGATATGCCGACGTACCCTGAGTTAGAGGATGCGCGTGGCCACATGCTTGGTTCTGCGGTTACTTCTTTGGAGTATGGCCCGGAGACTGCGGAGAGTGCGGGTAATTTTAGCGAGTTTATGGACAGGTTTGCGCCGTTTCCGTTGGGTGGGCAGAATGCTAGGGACGTTGAGATGGATCAACGGAACAACGCTATTGGTCGGCAGATATTTAAGAAGGCGGGCATGGACGCTACGGTTGAGGAATTAACCGCGGCAGTTGACGCTGAGATATTTAAACAGTTAGATAAGATATTGGGTCGCACCGAAGAGGAGCGCATGACACCGGCTGCGGGTCAGCCCCGCGCCCCACGGAACTTTGTATCACCGTCTGAGGGTCCGGACGTGTATTACCCTCGCAACGAGGAAGGATATTTTGACACGACTAGAAAAGTTCTTGGGTTTTCGCCCCGTAAGTATAGGAACTACTGAGTTGGTCAGATAGGAGAATTACATGGCAGAAGAAGAAGTAAATGGATATTCAAGCAGTTTAATGGACCGGAATGTTCCGTCCCAGCTTGATGAGGATGATTTAAAGGCGGAGCTTGAGATAGAGCTACCGGACTCCCAGAACAATGTTATGGCGATGGTTGAGGCCGAGAACGTCGGAGAGATTGAGATTAATGAAACGGACGATGGCGGGGTTGAGATCGACTTTGATCCGCAGGACCAGCGTGGCGTTGACGATGATTTTTATGCCAACTTGGCAGAAGAGATGCCGGACCGTGAGCTACAGCGCGTAGCAGGCGAATTGTTGGGCGAGTATGACGCGAACAAGGCCAGTCGTCAGGATTGGGAAGACGCGTATTCCAGTGGTTTAGAGCTTTTGGGCTTTAATTACGAGGAGCGGACACAACCTTTCCGCGGGTCCTCTGGTGTGACACATCCTTTGCTTGCAGAGGCGGCGACACAGTTTCAGGCGCAAGCTTTTAACGAGCTTTTGCCCTCTAGTGGTCCGGTTCGGACTGTTGTTATGGGCCAAGAGACGCGGGCCAAGGCGGCTCAATCGCAGCGTGTGCGTCAATTTATGAATTATTACATCACGAATGTCATGGAGGATTACACTCCGGACATGGATCAGATGTTGTTTTATTTACCGCTGGCGGGTTCTACGTTTAAGAAGACGTATTACGACGAAGCGATGGGTCGTGCGGTCAGTAAGTTTGTTCCTGCGGAGAACTTGGTTGTTCCGTATGAGACTGCGGACCTCGAAACATGCCCTAATATAACACAAGTTGTACGCATGTCGTTGAATGATTTGCGCAAACGGCAGATTGCTGGCGTTTATTTGGATGACGTAGACGTTATTCCATCTCAGCGCGAGGTGACGGGTGTTGAGGGCGAGATAGATCGGATTGACGGCATGGAGCCGGGTTCGATTGATTATGATTGCACAATTTTGGAATGTCACGTTGATCTGGACCTTGAGGGTTATGAAGAGATGGACGATGACGGGGAGCCTACGGGCATCCGGGTCCCTTATATTGTGACGCTTTCTATGGATAATGGTCAGGTTTTGGCGGTTCGTCGGAACTGGGACGAG